AGAAGCACTTGCGGAAATTCAAAAAGAAAGACGTACGGTTGGATTCGATACGTATGACATAACAATTAAACAACTTATTGATATGGTCGGTGAAAAAAACATCAATGTTTCCCCAGACTATCAACGCCGCTTCGTCTGGGATGCAACAAGGCAATCACAATTAATTGAATCAATATTCCTTGGGATCCCCATCCCTAATATTTTCATGGCAACAAATCCAGATGCATCTTGGGAAGTGATTGATGGATTGCAACGTATAACAACTGTACTCCGCTTTGCCTCGCATAACCTTGCGGTCATTGATGACAAAATGTTAGGACCATTAAAATTAAAAGGATTAGAAAAGGTTTCTTCTTTAAATGGCGTCTTATTTGAAGAAATGCCAAACAACCTTAAACTTAATTTTTTAACCAGACCCCTCAGAGTTACCGTCCTAAATGATCAAAGCGATTTTCAAGTTCGCTTCGATTTATTTGAAAGACTGAACACAGGAGGCATCATACTTCATGATCAAGAGATTAGGAACTGTGTATTCCGAGGGCGATTTGCAGAGTTTATCAAAGAATGCGTTAAAAATCCTGATTTCGACAATGTAATTAAAAGAAGTGATAAGAATGGGCGTGGAAATGTGGAAGAGTTGGCTCTTAAATTTTTTGCTTATTATGAATGCCGGACACTATTTAAACATTCAGTTAAAGGTTTTCTGAATGACTACATGGAGACAAAAACAAAATCCTTTAATAACGAAAGAGAATTAAGTGATATATTCACGCGAACTTTCTCAGAGATAAACAGAGTATTACCTAATGGTATAGTGCGTGCAAATCGTCTGAACTCAACACCCTTAGTATTATTTGAGGCAATTTCCGTTGGCGTAGCTGACATCTTAAAGGCAGGAAATCAAATCAATGCTAGAAAACTTAATGAATTATTAGAAGATGAAGCACTGAAGGAATTAACCACTGGCGCTACAAATAGTCTTCCAAAACTAACTGGAAGAATAGATTTTGTTTCACAGCGGGCAATATGATGAGCTTTGACAACGCACAGATTGAAATAAGAGATAGGTTTTCAGAGGCAAACTCTCTTTTAGCCTTTCTTCGTTCAAACGGCCCAGCCCCTCTACAACCAGCGAGTGGAAATATAAAAGCCCTTAAAGGGCTTTGGTTAGTTTCCATATACGCCGCAGTAGAAAGATCGGTCAATGCAGTAATGGAAGCTGCTCTTGAAGTTATTTCCAATCACAACATTAAAAGCATTGATTGCATCCCTTCGCTTCATAGCATCTTTCACTTCAAAGGGATAACATCGATAAGGGATTGCGGAAGAAATAAGGTTTTCGACAAATCAATTTCATTATTCGAAGCGACTCATAGTGATGAAGTTATGAAGGTGAAAGACAATCCCTTAGCAGAGAGTTTACAAAACGTTGACGCAACAACGATCTCTTGGATACTTGGTCTTTTTGGCGCGCCAATCATAGCAGTTTCAGCGCCATCTATTGGGCGAGTTAATGCTCTTCGTGAAAGGCGAAATGCCGTTGCACATGGGCGTGAAAGCGCCTCAGAAGTTGGAGAGAGATATACAATTCAGGAATTAGAAAACATTTACAATGCCGCAGATGAAATTATAACTGCTTTTTTTCTAAGACTAAGTGACTATTGCACTAAACAGCACTACCTTAAAAAACCACTCGTAATCATATAGGAGAAAGTTTTGTCGAATGATTGGCTATTTTCATCCCCCCAGAATCAATGAGTAGACATGTAAGACAATTAGATAATGGAACATGCTTATCAAGTTTAAGCCAGAACAATCATCAAAGGTGCGGCCCAACCAAAAACCTCCGCCGCACTCTTTTTGTCGTTGAACAAAGACACAGCCGTCAGAGGTAAACCGTTGCAGCATCTGACCCCGATAGATAATCTGGTGATTACTATCTTTTTTACCCATGGCAAACGCCTCGCTACTCTCGATGTTCAACCTTGCTGACGTCAGAATCAAGTCCTTACGCCAGCAACGTTCCTTAATGTAACCAGCTGTCGTCTTCCCAAACCTGCCGCATAATTTCCATCACTCGCTTTTTGTCTTCATCAAGCTTTAAGCCGCTCAGCTCAACGCCATTTGCCGATCCTTTGCGGATGCGGATCGCTGTCTTTGGATAGATGGGCTGTAGTTTGCGGTAAAACTCGGACTCCAGTGCGTCTAGGGTTGCCTGGCTAATCTTCTGCTCTTTATCGATCATTATTTCAATGCGCATACAGATTCCCCTTAACTGGTTACGTCCATCGATCGGCAGTATTCATGGCTGCGGATTTTCGCCATCAGTTCGTCGGTCAGTTCGGACACCCACTAGATAGCCAGCCGCTTTTCTTCGTCGCTGCACTCACTAGCCGCTACAAGCTTGATAAAAAAATCAATGCGCTGGAGCTTCAACGACTCCAAAAGATAATCCTGCATTTTCCCTCCTATCACTACCTCGGATACACAAAAACTGTATATATATCAACTGTTTATAATTACAGTATAGTAGGAATTTGCGAATGTACCGTTTTTTATCTGTCAATTAGATCGCTCTGATGCGGATCAATAAGAGCAAGAAATGTTAAAGCTGCAACATCAGTACCACTGACGCCATTTGTCATCTTCCTGCAGGCGGTGGTTGCGGTAAAAAATACGCAGCCCGCCACCTGACGGAATACTGCCGCCACGCAGAAGCAGGTCAATCTCTGACTCGATACCATCGAACCCTCTTGAACTCAGCTCTGCCTCAAGCTGCAGGCGTTGCTGATCCGAAATATTCTGTTTGTATGCTTTTTTCCGCTTCGGTTTTACCAGCCTTAACCTAGCTGTCAGCTCCCGCCGTTCCTTCTGGCCCATGTTGTGGAGATATTCCTGCAGCTCCTTGTCATTCATGGACGTAATATCCGGTACTTCACCCCCTGGCTGGTTCAAATTTTCAACAGGGGGACAGTTATTGCCACGAGTCCAAGGGGCGCTAGCGCCCTGGTCGGCTACCGCCTCCTGAAGGTCAACGGCTTTACGAACCATTTTCCACTTCACTGCATGAGTGCAGATCCGGCCCTCAATGATCGGGGACCAGATGCCATAAATACGAACACCGTGATCGCCGTATGCGCTCGGTTCGTCGTTCAGCTCATAAGCAGTTCTGACAAGGTGATGTTTGCGGGGAACCAGGACGCCGCCCTGCTTCATGATGTATGTGGCAAAACAGCCAGCATCAGCTGCAGCCAGTACAGCATCCAGACGCGGGTTTTCCAGTACCGGCGCGCCAGCTTTCTTGTCGCCCTGTACTCTGGCAGCCTGACCGGCCAGCAGGCGCAACTCGCGGTATGCCTGACGGCCAGGGATGCCAAAGAAGCGGAATTGCTGAACACGGTGCAGCGATGCCCAGGCGTTTACGTTCTAAGCGTTATCGCGCAGTGATCTGCCCGTTTCTTTGCTGATTTCCTGCGCCAGCCCGCGCCCGTCAATATTCTTGCTGATGTATTTAGCGATATAACTTGTAGGCGTGCCCTTACGTGGGTTGATAAGCTCAGACTTGAATCGCGGCCCGGTATTGGTGCCCAGCTCCTCCCGGTCCTCACGAATGGTAAATTTACGCAGCAGCGCGGTGATGGATTTACGGTCTTTTTTTCGCATGAAGCACAGCAGATGCCAGTGTACGGTGCCGTCATGGTGCGGTTCTGCAACGCGGACGCCATACCAGCGCAGCCCGGCTTTGTGCATTGCCTTACGGAAAGCTGCAAACATGTTTACCAGGTAATCGCTGCTCTGCCGGACCGTTGCGCTGTTTCATTTCGGATTTGGCCTGCCGTTGTTGAGGGTTGCATGGAAGCGTGACGGGCAAGTGATGGTATAGAACACCGCGCACTCCCCGCGCATTTCTGCAATTAGTTCCAGTCCCTTAACGCAGGCCATCATTTCGTTGCGGCGGTGCGCCGGATTGCTGCTGCTGGCGTTTACCACCTCTTCCATATCCAGCGTGTCACCGTCAGCGTTAACCAGCTCATGAGATCGGAAAAACTCCAGCGATTTGCGGCGCTGTTCACGTTTGTGGATCACGGCTTCATAGCTGACATACGGGGACGCCTTTTTGTTAACCAGGCAAACAGCACGTAGCTGCTCTTCCCGCCATTCACACCGCATCTGCCACAGCTTGCGATACCACCAGTCCGCACAAAGCATACGGGCAAGTGAACCCGGAATAAGCTCATACGGGACCGGGTTACGGCGGTTCTTTTTACGGCGAAGCTGTTCAAATGCAGGTGGGATAACATCAAGGCGCATAGCTTCAGCGGCGACCCTTTCCCATGACCGGCGGATCTCTTCCGGCTTAACGTCATCATCCGTAAACATCTCACCGCAGGCAGTATCCAGACACATGCTCATATGTGCGGCTACCAGGGTAGATAACCGTTTGACCTGCTCCTGATTCATTTCTGGCAGAACCAGCAAACCCTCCATCCCGTCCTGGCTCGCCATAAAACGGAAGGAGGCGGAAACCTGACTGATGCGCACTTGCTCCAGCCGTTTAAGACACGGCCTGATGGTTTCCCGCAAATAACGAGAATATGCCTTTGGTTTACCGAGGCTCTGGAAATATTTAATCCTTTCGAGCAGAGGCTTGCTGATGTGCGCCGGTTGGGCGCTCACGTCAGCAATAATGACCAGATCGGGATTGAATTTCTGCTGTTCGCGGGCCATTTTGGCGCGGCTTATCAGCTGGTCCTGCTCCATTTCTCGCTGAACAGGATCACGGGGTTCATTGTAGAAATAGCGCTCCCAGACCTCATTACTCAGGGCTTCGCGGCGCAGCTGTTCCTGCTCGTTATCCGCAGCATAGAGAGTAATCAGGTTTGAAAGCTCAGAACCCGTCGTAACTTCCGCCAGGTACAGATAGGGGTTAATCGCCTTTTTGGGTGCATTCCAGGTAAAAGCAGCGGCGGAATCATCTGCGCCGCCGTGCTTTTTAACTTCGTGATCACTCACGCGCGCACCTCATGCACGACAGAGCAATCAGGACCGCCTGCTGGATCAAAGCCAGCCCATACTTTCGGTTTGAGTACAGCAATCAGTTCGTCTGCGGTTTTCCCTTTGCCTACAGCAACACCGATGCTGCGTTTTACGTTAATGCGGTCATGAGTAAAATCGCGATACAGGGAACGAGTCAGGAAAGTGTCACTGTTCGAAACGATGACCGGATGGCCTTCTGATGCACGGCGCTCAAGAATAGAGGCCAGATGATACTGATCGTCCTCAGTAAAACCGGCAGTGTGATAGCCACTAAAAGTACCGTCATAAGGCGGATCGCAATAAATAACATCCCCAGGCACCAATAACGCCAAAGTTTCGTCATAGCTGGCGCAGATGAACGTGGCGCGGGTAGCTTTTTCAGCAAAAGCGCGTATTTCATTCTCAGGAAAATACGGGTTTTTATAATTACCGTAGGGCACGTTAAACTCGCCCTTTTTGTTATAACGGCAAAGGCCGCGGTAACAGTGTCGGTTCAAGAATAAGAAAAGAGGCGCACGCCAATCAGGGTCTTTATCATGATTGAATGAATCACGGCTATCATAATAACCTTCATCACTATTGAACATTTGAAACAGATGTTTGGTCCGCTCAATAAAATCAGAAGTGTTGCGGGAAATCTCCCGATATAGATTTATTAAATCAGGATTAATATCCGCAACAAGATAATGAGGATAGTCTGTCGCCATCATCACAGCGCAGGAACCCGCAAAAGGTTCAACCAGTCGCGCGCCAGCAGGGAGGTGTTTAATCAGTTCAGGCATGACGGCTGTTTTATTGCCCGCCCATTTCAGGATGGTGCTCATACAGCACCTCCGTTGTAGTGTTTGCCTTTCAGCTCACTGATGGTCTGACAGGTAAAGCAGAGATCGCAGCCCGGCACGACGGCGCGGCGTTCTTCGGGGATAACAATTCCGCAGCCTTCACATTCAAGCGAAAAAGCCCTAGCGTTACGGCTGCGGGCATTGTGGATGTTGCGCTGCAGTTCTTCTTCAACGCGCTGCTGTACGAGGTCCATAGAATCGGCCATCAGTGGATCTCCTGAGCTTCGTTCAGAATCTTCAACGCTTCTTCACGCAGCAACTCCGCTGCTTCCGTGTGATTGAGCTGGCGCGACACGATACGGGCGGCAATTGACTCCATGCGGGCCGCCATTACATCAGCACGGCCCCGGCGCTCTTCTTTGCGGGCTTCAATCAGCATCTGGTTCAGGCCAGCATCATCTGGTCCGGTTTTAGTGGTGAGGGTTTCGATATTTCGCATATTCATTACTCCTGAATTTTGGCAAAAGAATGCCCGGCGGGTTTACGCCATTAATTTCTGTTGTGGATTAATTCGGCATGGTTAGCCGTTTGGGAAATAAGCTCACCACTGCACGAAAATGATTCATTGCTATAACCAATTCCCGCTTTTCGTCAGTAGTCAGATCACTAATATTGACGCCGTGACGTTCTGCCGGAATTTTTGCCATAAAGAATATGGCCGCAAGTGCGCGCTCATTTTGCTTATTATTAATATCGCGACGATCACGCATATCCTTAATGAACCTCTCAAGCTCTGGCTCAATATTCAGACCAAACACATTCGCCCTTAACTCCGCTATGCGGTTCAATCCTTCCAGACGTTGACCCGGGCTTAATGGAACTGTCGCCGCAGCGCCTTCAATAGCCATAATTCCCCCTCTTTGGTAGTGGTCAGCCCTGCCAACAATTCATCCTGAGAGCGGGACGGGTGCCAGCGTTTGCCATCTTTTCCGATAATCCAGCCATGTCCGCAGTGCATTGCCGGGCTTTGCTTTACCAGCAGCGAAGCGAATGAAGGTTCATTTTTCAACATATACACCTCACATAATCCCAAATGAGGCACTAATACCCGTAACCGTATCGATGGTACTTGCCATTGCTGGGTTAGCCTGCAGGCGCGCTTGCATCGATATAGCAGCCAGAGCCATAAACCTGGTGACAGAGTTGATACTGGTGATCACTTCGCGGCACCCAGCAGTAGTCCCGACCTCACCAGAAACAGCGCCAGCAGCCACACGGCCAATTTCAGCCGTCGCGCTCATGACGTAGTGCGGGAGTTTTTCTTTTGCCACTTCGTTCGTTGGCACGCACGGCAGGCAATGAATCTGAGCCAGGAAACCATCAACCAACGTGGAGTCCTCAATGATATCCGTCAGCAACCAGATTTCCGGCGGTGTGAACTGATGCGCCTGCTCAGGGTTAAGCTTGTTGCGAAGCGTCTGGACGTTCATTCCCGCACGCTCTGCCAGCTTAGCCATATTGTGACGCAATGCGAAAGCACGACAGGCTTCATCAAAGTGAGGATGTTTAGAAACACGAAAATCAAACATGATTTATCCCTTTCGTTATCCCAATATGGATATATCAACCTTGCATTGTGATTTCGCAGCCAGCAGCGGCTTCGATAGTGAGAGCAACCATGTTGATTTCGATGAGTCCGTTTAAGCCTTCTTTCTTCCTGATGGGCAAACGATTTTCGCGGTACATCTGTCGAACAGTGCCTTCCTTGTAGCCTGTGCGACGGCAGAATTCTTCGACAGTAATGTACGGCTCTGAGATCACGAGATTGATCGAAGGGCGCATTGAAAGTTTACGGGTCATGATGCACTATCCTCTGTTGAGTTCTAGCCAACTCTATTTATCACTATTAAACACGTCACGATACGACGAGTGAATATTAGGATCACATATTGGAAAGGCCAACGAAAGATTTTACGATTCATAAAGCACCAACTTTACCTGAAGGTGGTAAAGAGCCCATTGAACGCATCCTCCAGGCATATGGCTTTTCATCCCGACAGGCGCTATGCCGACATCTAAATGTTTCTCAGAGCACCATGGCTAACCGCATAATGCGCGGGAACTTTCCTGCTGATTGGGTGCTGGTTTGCGCGATGGAAACTGGCACCTCTCTTGAGTGGCTGACCTATGGCCGCGGTGATTCGGACATCACAAATCAAGAGCAGCCGTCAGCCAAAATTGAACTTAAAAA